AACGAAACGGTATCCACTCTTAATCCAACCATGACCACAAATCAAAGAGTCTTTTACTGCACGGCGGAACTCGGTACGGATATCACGATGCTTCCACCAATAGTTGACAACTGCTTCAGCGATAACAGCGTTGGCTGCGTTTTCTGGTTTAACAGCGTTAACAGCAATCTTAGGGAAGTTAACTGAAATGTTTGGGGCAATAATGTTAACAGTTGCAAAAGCAATATTAACTAGCAGTCTGTCCTCGTCACGATAGTCCTCATATTGATGACCTTTATATAGGTCTGTGAGCCTACGCCAAACAGCATCATAACCTTCGTCTTTACGCCAACGCTTAGATGCTTCTAAGCGTTGCTTATATGCTTTAAGTTGGTCTGCTGCTGATTTCTTAGCCATTATTTTGTCCTTCTAACATTCTTAGCCTTTGAGGCAACACGCTTGGCAGCGAGTTCACGCTCAGCCTTTTCAAACGCCTGACTAAAACCTTTTGTAGTTCCATAATGAGCCTTGTAAGCATCTTTAGCCCACCAAACAGCATTATCTCTAGCCTTCTTTGTGTTACCAGCCTTATATGCGGATTTCAAAGATTTGTTTACATATAGACGCAACTCACCTTTAATAGGTTTGATGATGTCATCTATTCCTCGTTTTTTACTCGCCATTTTTTTGTCCTTCATGCCAACCAATATGGTTATCCAGTTTGCTACCTATTTTGTCAACCTTAGACCCGATAACCCGAAGAAGGACTTGCCCTTGTGCGTGTTGGTCGGTGTTTTCTTTACGAAGTTTTTGTAAGACCACCACGACTGGTCCCATGATGACGGCAACGATGATTGGGACCCATACGGATGAAAGCATGATTCATTACATCCAGTTCGTAACTGGCTCGGCGTTGTACCCGTTGATTTTAGCCTGTTCCACAGTTTGACGCTGACGCTCAGCGACAGTAGGACCATGAAAATCTTCTTTACCATAAGTGAATCCCAATCTGACGGTTTTAATATGACATGCAAAACAAACCTCGCCCCTGCGGGGAAGTTCGTCTGAGGCAAAAGTTTTGTCACAATTTGTGCATTTGAACATCATAATAGTACTGAATCTGTTCCTAAGGTTAAAAAGGTGTTCGTTTTCTCACATTATGGGAACCAAGAAACATCCGATTCTCACCTTGCCCACTAAAAAGGTGTTGCTCCCACCACATTAAACTATTTTTTGGCAAAGAAACATCACCACGATATTCGGGCAACCACACATACTTCAACATCTGGTTAGCGATAGCCAAACTTATAATTCTGTCGTCATGTGGGCTACCAGACATACGACCATTCTCCTTGCGAACAAATGTTCGCAACTCGCCCAAAGTCTTAGCACACAATATGATTACACCCTCATCACGGATAGCGGCACTAAGTTCGTCAATAGCCAACGGCTTACTAGAGGATGTGGTTCGCCAACCCAACACATCACTAGGGTCAGCACGGACAGCATTAAGGCGGCGTTGTTTATAAAGATTCTTATAACCATGCTTCTGTGCAGCCTTTAAGGTTGTCAGACCGTGGTTGTTGCTTTCAATACCCAACAACGCTGTGTTATACCACCAACCAATTTCAGCCAACAGTTCACCAAACAAGTCAGGCTCAATGTGTCCATGCCAATGGGCAACCACAAGACCTGTGGCTGCGTCAACCACATGGGCGGAACTGTAGTCACCATAACTAAGTCCTTCAGCGACATCGGCTCCAATCACATATGTTCCACCAGTCTCAGGATGGGACCAAACTTCCAGTTCACCGTTTTCTTGAAAACGGAACTCACCATTACCATCAGAATATAAATGATAGTAACCAACATGACCATCCTCTGGTTCCATGCTGTTCAGCATGTCAATATCAAAAACAGGGTTACCTGATTTGATGAACGCTTCCTCAGGGAAGCGTGGATACTCTTGGTGCATCTGCCAAGATTGCATGTTACGGCTTTTAGCCTCATACCAATCTTCGTTACGCTCACCATCAGCATCCCAAGGATAAAAAATTCCTTTAAACTTGTTAGACCCTGTTTGCGAACCAACCCACAGTTGATGAAAAAAGTTTCCCGAACCATTAGCAGTGGACAAACCAACAACACGACCACCGACATCGGTAATAGGTTCAATAGAAGCCCACGCTTCTTCAGGGTTAGGCAAAAACGCCCACTCGTCCACAATAACCAAATACACCGACTCACCACGAGCAGGGTCGCTGCCCGATGGTAGCGACTCAATAGCAGACTCGTTATCAAACATCATTTTAAGTTGATGGTCAGTGGTTTGCCTAGGTCCACGCTCTTTCATCCACTGTGGAATAAAACGGTAACCATACTTGCTCTTGGCAAGCAACTTTACAGATTCACGCTCGGTACGGGATAACATAACAACAAAACGGTCAGGAGCAAAGAACACCAACCAGAAAGCGTATGCGGCAGCCAAAGTAGAGAACCCAATCTGACGGGCTTTCAACACAATTGTGTAACGCTCTGACATCCAAGTTTTAACTGTGTCAATTTGCGAGTCACGCAAATTAAACTTTATACGACCCTTCTCAGGATGTTTAATACACCAAAAAGTTTCACAAAAATATGTGAAAGCCTGAAGTTGTTCTTCAAGTGTTGCTTTCTCAGGACCACGACATTTCCTCCACTCTTTTTCATTTATGAGTGCGTTTAAATCCACTTAGGTTCACCACCCCATGGACCGAAACCATCACCATAACGATTATGAGCATAATCATAAATAGCCATAAAGGCTTTAGCAGAGACAACAGGATTATAAAGTTGATGGCATTTGCTTAACACACCAGCATCCTGAAGGAAACCCTGTTTGGTGTATCTGTTTGGTTTACACCAAAACTTGTTGATTTGAAACAACCCAACTGAACCACCATTAGGGTCGGCACGGTTAATGTTCTTAGGTTCGCATCTTGATTCACGCCACATAATATAGTCCACTTGAAGAATCATTTTATCGCTATCTGCAATAATGCGAGTAATGCCCTCCATTTCTGGACACCTGAGGTTCAGTGGTTTCTTTGCAGAAACACTGGTCGGTGAAAAAAACATGCCAATAATTAATGAGATAACAAAAAATTTCCTCATAATTTCCTATCTGTGCAAACAATTGCACATCGGGGATATTACTTGCTAGATTCCTTCCAAGCCACAACGGCTTCAGGTGTAGCATCACCTGCAACATAACGAATATGCCAAGGTTCGGCGGGAACTACTTCCCAACTAAAACCAAACTTAGCAATGTTATTAAACATCCATTCCAAAATCTTACCATTAGCACCAGCGACATCCACCGCAATACCCAACATATGTTTAGAACAATTCTTTGGGTCATCATTAGGAGCCGCTAAAGGTGCAAAACCTTTTTTAAGATACCATTTAACACCATTCCAAGTGCGTGTCACCGCACCCTCAATAGGTTCCTTCTGATATCTTTGAACAAAACCTGCGGTCTGCTGTGCAATACTGCGGAACATGTCACCTGCGCTACTGGGAGATAACTTTATGTTATCAACCTTAGCAGCAGCAACCATCGCTTCCCACGCATCAGCCGCACACAACTCTAATTTACCACCACCCGAAACCTTACGAAGCATGCTAGGGAGAACCTCAGACGGTTTTTTACCTTTTAGATGCTGGCAAGATTTAACGGGGGTGATAAACAATTTCATTACTTTGCTACAGCCTTAGAAACTTTCTTTGCTGCAATCTTCTTAGGGCTTGCACCAAACGCAGCATCAATTTCATCCCTTGTCAGGACACCATCAATGCTTGCCTTTGCAAGACCTTCCGCAACCTTGAAAATGGATACTGCGCCAGCGATAAGAGCCGACTTCCATACTTCTAGGTCTGGAGCAATAACAGCAGCACCAGTCACCACGCCAAGGGCGTTGGTGAGAAAAAGTGCAACAATTCTTGCCGCAATGTCTTTTGCCTTATTCATTTTTCTCCTTAATAAATACACCAACAAGGTGTACAGTTAATGCTACTAAGGTAATTTGCCAACCCAAAGAACGGGTATTGCCAGACAAGGTAATTAAAACCATGCCTGTTCCAGCCAAAGTCCAAGTAAGACCATGAATCTCAGAAAAAAACCTTTTCACCCTAATAGGCTAATTGTTCTACGGGAACTTCCTAGAACCAACAGCAGCCATTGCTGCACCAGCAGCAACAGCAATAAGGGTTCTACGAGTATCAACAGGAATATTAGACCCCACAGGAACATAATCACCAAGGTCCGAGGCAAAGATGTCAATACTGGTTTCAAACTGTGTACGAATATCCTCAGGGGCAGATTGAACAGCCTCAATCAATTCAGAAACCTGCTCAACAGTCAACTCATCAACCTGCAACGCCTCAAACACCTTCTCAGCATTGTCCACGCTAATAACAGACAAAACTTCTGGGCTTGTGGCTAAAGCCACAGCCTGCTCCTGACTAGGTTCTTCTTGTGACAGAATCTCATCAACAACCTGTTCAACTTGTTCAGGTGTTAACTCCTCAAAAATTTCTTGTAACTCCTCAATAGTGGTTGCTTCAGCAACCAAAGCCTGAACTTCTTCCTCAGCCAATGGCTCTAAATTTGGCTCCAAATTTGGCTCTAAGGTTGTGGTAGTATCTTCGGGTGCTTCAGTTGTTATTGTCTCTGGTTCAGTTGTTGTGGTTTCTTCTTCAACTGTCGTGGTTGTTTCTTCGGGAAGCATCTCCTCTGGAATGGTTTCCTCTACTGGTGGCTCTGTGGTGTCTGGCACAGTTTCTTCAGGCTCTACAGGAACAGAAGTATCAACGGGTTCTGGCTGAACTATTTGAGGCTGTGTAACAGGTGTAGGAACCTGTGGTGGTTCAGTCGTTGTCGTTGTTGTTGATGTGGTTGTCGTAGTTGAAGTAGATGTCGTACTGGTCGTTGTACTCGTACTTGATGTTGAGGTTTCTGGAACTGTCGTAGAAGTCGTGCTGGTGGCAAGGACAGTCGTTTCGGGGACAATAGTAGTAGTTGTCATCAGTGTTAAAGTCGTGGATGTTGTTGTAAATTCCCATAATGAAAGATTACCTATAGTAAGATTACCAGCCTGACAGCAGGTATCAGTTGAATATTGTCTAAAGGTAAATATATCACCAGCAGTAACAGTAACTGTTTTTGTTCCCGAAGCCTGATTTTGTTGTGTTAACAAAGTATAAACACCATTTACACCATATTGTGGTGGGTCGTAAATCCAACCATCCCTAGTTTGATAAGACCAATCAAACGAAACGCTAAAGACATCTTCAGGTATTGTGGTTTCAATCTTAACCCAATGCGGTTGTCCACCGCACATACCAAACTCTTGTGTCCCATTATCAGGACCATATAAAGTTATAGTGTTATCAATTACTTCTATTGAACCACCACAGTTTTGTGACTGGCTGAAAGTCCAGTCACCCAAAGCATCCGCTTTAGCAACTGTTGACCATAACGCCAGTATGGCTACTGGAACAAAGATTATCCAGCGTCTGGGACTGTAAGCCATGACAACGAACTTTCATCCCAGTAAAAATAACCATCTGGTTTTGGAGTTGGTGGTTGCCAATCATAATTGCCATCTAAAGACCAAGATGGATAAGGCTGTGGGCGAACAAACACATCTGCTTCTTCATTGTAAAATCCACCAATAACAGCATATTGTTTACGAATGTTATTGTTATAACTAGTGCGAACACAACGCTGCCCACGGAAGTTTCCATACCATTCTTCAGGGGTTAAACCATCAAGTACTTCGGTTTCATCTTTACCAGTTATTACTTCAGTAACAACATTATTTGAGTCAAGAAATGCGTAGTGTGCCATTATATTGTAATCAATCCCGTGCCAGCAGTGAATTGATAAATCTTAAATCCACCAGTAGTTGTAAGTGTGTATGTCAAACCAGCAGCAATAGAACTTAGATTGTCAAAACTATCAGGATAACGAATAATAACTACACCAGAACCACCAGATTGTGCGTTAGTACCCCAATAACCATAACCGCCACCACCACCACCAGTATTAACAGAACCATCAGTTCCGTAGGTTTGTCCAGAACCACCATCGTTTGTTCCACGACTACCATTTCCACCACCACCTGAACCACCAGAACCACCATTTTGTCCAGCACGATAGTCGGCTCCACCTCCGCCTCCACCACCACGCAAGACTGCGGAACCCGTAATGCTTGACGAAACACCAGCACCGCCTGTTTTACCAGAACCCGCACCACCAGCACCACCACCGCCGCCGCCCACACCAGCGTCACCAGTTTGAACATATCCATTTGCTCCAGCATAACCTTGGTTCGCTGTGCCTGCTGCACCAGGACGACCAGGATTGGTTCCAAACCATTCACCACCACAACCACCACCACCTGAACCACCAACTGATGGTGCTACACCAGCAAATTCTCCAACCGAGTTACCACCCTTAGTTGAAGTTATTGAACCCAAAACAGAATCACTTCCGCCACCACCGACTGTTACGGTGTATGAAGTTCCACCAGACACTGACAGTTTTGCTTCAGCGGAAGCACCACCACCAGATGATGCACCAACAACAGATGAACGATATCCACCTGCACCACCGCCACCACCAGCAAGCGCACCACCACCTGTACCGCCTCCAGCAATAACAAGATATTCAAGTTCTGTTGGATTTAATGCACCACCAGACCAATAAGACGCTACTTGATTGGTGTTACCACGGCGATTGCGTGGAGACAACGCTCCACCGCTTATGGCTTTACCACCTGATGTGTTTCTAACAAAGGAAGGCATCTACGAT